TACCCATACGTTCTACATATCTTTTCGTTGCACCTCCAATAGTTCTTTTTACAACGCAATATGCTGCATCTACACTACCTTCAGCTACTGTTGTAACGCTTTCAAATGTACCGTCTGTGTCATGTTGATGCCATGCTCCAACTTGTTGTTCTGGTACATATGTCAAACCTAATAACTTTCCATTACTACTAATCATCCATACAATTGGGATTGGTGCTTTTGCTAACGTCATATCTGTAACATCTAAACCGTCAAACAAATGTGATGCCCTTATAGATAAATCACCAGTAATAAAACCATTAGATTGCCAGTTATATCCTAGTTCTCTAGCATGACCACCACGACTTGCTATATATACCATGCTGTTATTAACAACTACAGGTTGTGAATCATTAGCACCAATATATGATTGTGGCTTTACCGCTATAGATGTAGGTGTTATTGCATCACTGTTAACAGAAGTAACTCTCCATTCCGCTGCTTCTGTCATAAATAATAATTGCGTTAACGGTACAATATGTTTTATTCTGTTTGCTTCACGAGCAGCAACTTTAAATTTAATACGGTCATCATCTCTAATTGGTATTTTAAATGACATATCACTCTCTGTACCTGATCTAGTCATAAATATAGTTTGTGGTTCATTATTAGTACCAGCAAAAACTCTGCGTTGTTCAAAATAAGAAACAGCAGAAGGAAAATTATTAGAACCAGAAAATGTAGTTTCGTATCTTGGTGGTGTTACTGAAAAATCTTGTGCAATATTATTATCAACAATGTTGTAAGTAGAAGGATTATTTGCCGAGTCATGATCTTTTTCACCAATAAAACCAAACAAACCACCTTGTTCTTTATAAACTCTGTATCTTAATGCACCTGTCACTCTGTTCCATGTAATAGTATTTTTAGCTCCAGTTACAAAAATATTGTTAGATACAGTTGATTCACTTGATTGTTCACTTTCTCTAATACCATCGCTTGCTACTGCTGTAACAACATATGTATGGTCTTCATTTGTATCATTATTAACGCTTGCAGAAGAAGGTACATATGCGACTACAGACGCAATAGTAGGTGCAGATATTGTTGCGGTAAAATCTATATTAATAAATTGCCAATTAGTAGCACCATATCTTCTTAATTCTGCTGGTTCATGATTTGGATGCACTAACGTCATTACGTCAGAAGATTGTACAAATTTTATAGCAAATAATTCTGCTTCTAAATATGGTGATGGTACTTCATATGTCATGTCAGAAGGTAAAGCATACCAGTTTGTAGAGTTTGGTGGTGTGCTGTTTGAATGTGCCGTTTTTGCGTAATAGTTTACGTTGTTATGTTTTGCTATATCACCTATAGAATAATTAGTACTACTGCTCCATGCTGACCCATCTGTATATTGTAAAGTTGCACCTAACGTATGAAATCTAAAATATTCATTACCCATTTCTATAACCATTGTCTGCGACACGTTAAATCTAAAAGGTATTAATCTTGTTTGTTTTGTAGAATCTTTTACTTCTTTTACAAAAAATAATCCCGGTCTATTTTCTGCTGGCCCTTGTGGTTGTGCAATAAAATTACGCATGGTAGCTGCACCTTGTTGATATTTACTGTCATCAATACGACCTGCCATTTCTGGTGATATCTCACCACTAGAAAATGATTTAAGAAAAGTTCTTGTATTTGGCATTAATTACCTCCCAGATGTCCAAGGTACAATATGTTCTACCGTTATATCTCTATGTGAATTGTCTTGTTGTTTTGCACTTGCCAAATAATTACGCATCATCTCGGTACATTTTTTTGCTTGTGCCATACCTTGATCACCTTTTATCATTGGCCCTGCCAACATAGACGCTAAATGCCAAGACAAAGTAACAATAAATAATGGCGAAAATTTTGTTGAATCAGTTACTAGTGATTGATATCGCAACATTGCATTTTCTTGATTGCTATAAATATAAATTCCTTCTACTGCAAATTGTTGTGGTGTATATTGCCCTGCTGCTATTGTCGGAGAATAATTAGATGTAATACCACCGGGTGTATCGCCAGATGACATTCTTGTAGCATAGTCGTTTTGTGAAGTTGGAGATATTATTGCAACAGGTGTCATCATGTCAGCAGGTGCTACATATGCATATTCCCATTGCGTAAGGGTATTTGTTGTAGTTGCTAAACTTGCACGTTTTGCAGCAAAATTCCAAGTGTGTGATTCTAGTAAAGTGTTTCTTGCTATAGGATAAAATCTTGCAGCGTGTTCCGCTTGTGCAGATCCTTCTGGTGGTTTTATCGAAGCAATAGTTGCATCATCACCTAAATATGCCAAGGCAAGGTTGCAAATATCTATTTCAGTTGCCATTACATCTCCTAAAAAAATAGGAGGTTAGTAGTATTACCACTAGCCCCCTTGTAAATAAAAAAGAAGACTAAGCCTATTTATTAGCTGCTTCAAGTTGTTTGATAAGAGTATCTTTTGTTTGTCTTCTATCAAGTTCAATACCGATAGATCGACCATAAACTTCAAGTTCTGCTTTAGTCATCAATTCTAAATTAGTAGTTTTTACTTCAGTTTCCACAGGTGTAGTAGACGCTACAGGTGTCTGAGGTTCTTGACCACTAACTAATTCAAGATGCTTGCAAAAATCTCCGTTATACTCAAATTCTTCGTCAACTTCTCTCATGGATTGGTCAACGAAACACTTGATTTTAGCTTTGTAAATAGGCATAAGTCATTCTTAATTTTAAGCTACGGTAAAGCCAGAAGCATAGTACTTCTGTCCGTCACCAATTGTTTCTACTATATCAGCAGTAACTTTACCTGCGTTAAAAGTACCTGCAATTGTGTATCTAGCACCAAGATATCTTTGGCCTTTACCGGCAATATCTGGATTTAAAGTAACAACAATATTCTTACCTAATGTAAGTGATGCTGTGACAATTGCTGCACTACTGCCAATAACAGTAGGTGTACCTAAGTTAGCACTTGCACTAGTAATAACTTCAAACGTAACGCTTGTACCATTAGCTAATGCTTCTGTTACTGCAAAGTTCATGTACAAAGTTGTACCTTCACCCATGTCTCTAGCAACACTTAAATCAACAGTGTTTGTAGAAACAGCAGTTGTAGTAAGTGCTTGATCTTCGCTCACTCTGAGCAGTGAATCTGTAATCATTTTGTAAAAATCTCCAAAAAATAAAAGAATAATCTAAGTAACTATTAAGTCACACGAGCTTCAGCATTGATTAAAGCATCTACCTGTCTAATTGGAGTACCTAAGAATGATAAGTAGCTTTTTGCTTGTCCAAATTGAGATAAACCTTCTTGTATATTTAATACGTTTTGTGATTTATCTAAAGCTGCAATAGACAATCCAGAATGAACTGTTCTGTTCATATAGAAAGCTGATCTACCCATACCCATATTAGGTATTCTGTAAGTTGCTCTTGCCATTAATTTAACAAGTGCAGTTGCAGCAGTAGTAGCTTGAGTACCAGTAACTCCAACTAAATCAGAAATGTCAATATTGCAAATACGAACAACGTATCTCCAATCTTTAACAACTAAACCGTTTTTCCATTGGTAACGTGTAGCAAAAGCTTGTAACCTTGTACCGTCACTGTTGTAAACAGTTTGCTCACCAAGATCTTCATGCATTAAACCTGCTTTAGATCCTTTAGGAAAAGGACAATAAACAGTTTGATCACCCCAACATACTAAATAAACAGAAGCATTATCAGAACCTGATCCACCTGCATCAAGAATGTTTACAGCATTATCTGCGGAAAGATCACCATATCTTGGTGCTAAACCTAAAAACTTTTTAGGATCTGTTCCGGGATTACCGTAAAACATTGTTTCAGCTTGAGTCTGATTCATTGCTTCCAAGAAAGCAGTGTCTTCAGATAGACGGAATTGTGCAGTGTTACCATTTAACATTGCCAAGTCTTTATCAACTTCAGAACGTGCTTCAAGAATTGCACAAGCTTCATCAACTTGAGCAGTTGTTGATTTGCTTCCCGGAATACCTTGGTTTAAGGCACGGAAATAAACTGAAGGTAATCCAGTTCTAATAATTACACGTTCACCAGTAGGTAAATTACCTTCTTTAAAAACGCAGTCATCTAGTATTTCGTTGGTTTGAGATAACAATTCTGCAACGATTGGAACTCTACCGTCTGGGTCAGATCTTTTTGCCCAATCCGCTAGTGTCAAATTTGAGGTTGAGAGAGTAGCCATTTAATAACTCCTTACTTGTTTTGCTGATTTGAATATAGTGCGTTTGCTATGCCGTTAAAATCTTTTGGAACATTGGATTTACCAACAGCACCTTCAGAATTACCAACATAACTGTCTTCACTAATTGCCTTACCTGCTCGGTACATAAACCGAATTACTTCGGGATGATTACCCAAGCCTGTTTCTTGTAGCAGCGACTTTAAAGCATCAGTACCAAAAGTATCGAGTGATGCCTTTGCAACATCTAAATTGTCAGTTAAACTTTCGCCACCAAATTCTTGATCTGATTTTGATTGGTTTGCCCATTCAACTTTTGTTTGCTCAATAACTTTGGCTTGTTTTGCCTGTATTACAGGTGCAACTTTATCTAATACTTTTTGTGCAGCTTCTTGTGGCAGGTTTAGTTCTTTAGCGACATCACCGAATGCGGTTAAGACTTCGGGGTCGAGCTCATCTGGTGCGTCAGCCACCTTATTATTGAACTCGTATTTATCAGGTGCACCTTCTGGTGTTTCTGATTCGCTAGTTTCACTTTCAACAGTGGTTTCATCCGAAACTTGTTGTTCCTGTACACCTTCAGCTTGCTGCTCGGTGTCAGTAGTTGCTTCAGTTGATGCGTCTACTGGCTGTTGAGTGTCGCCTTCATTGGTTTGGTTGGCTTCCGTCATCAGCGTTTCTGACATTTTTTTGCTCCTTAATCATTGTCGGATACAGTTCGGGGCAGAGAGTGTGAACCAAGTTAAGGATTTGCAAACCATAGTTTCTGTTACCTTCGCTAAATGACATTGCCATTGCGTTAGTGTTAAACGATGATCGAAAAACACCTGCTTGCTCCAGAAGTCTCCAGACTAATCTGCGACCCCTCTTGCTGCTCATGAGCCATTTGATATCCGATTCCTCGTTTTGTCGGTCAATTTTTTCTTCAGACTTTTTATTGTCTTTTGATTTTTGTTGACTTTTAAGATCGAGGGGATTGTATTCGCTCATGTTCTAATATATCTAGTTACTACTGTGTTACGGTCACACCTATTTTTGTTTTGGGTACAATTTTTTTGCAGTTTTTGCTGCATCTTTAAAATCTTGAGGTGTAGGTCTACCCTTTTCACCCTTTTTTTTCATACGTTCTTTAGAACCACCTTTAATTCTTTTACGTTTTGCGTGGATGTTTTCGTATAAACTCATTTGTTGCCACCGCCATACAAAATTCTTGTAATCCTATCAATAGCACTTTCCCCTTTGTCTTTTTTCTTTTTATTTTTATCTTTATTGTGTTTTTCTATCATTTGTTTATATCTCATTCTGTAATCTGCTGGCATATCGCCATAATTAAAATTTCCCGGTGTTTTGTTGTCCATAATTAAACCTCCAAAGGTGATGGTGAATTGTAACCACTAAACTGATTCATAAGATCCATTGCATTACCTGCATCAACCT